TCCAGCTTGTCCAGTTCTTCTTGCAAGTCCATACCATCTGCAGGTACATACTTGATGTTGCCATTGGCTTTGTTGACAACCCACCAGCCACCTACCTTTTTACCAGAGGCTTTGGCGTAGCCAGCTAACTGCCCTACGTAACCAAATGGATCACTCTTCTTTAGTGTGTCAAAGGATTCAAACTTGTTTCGGTATGACCAGTCAGATGCAGACTTAACGTCATCTACTGCACCATCCATAACCAAGTCGTAGCTGCCTTTGATCTTGTGTTCCCCTAGCTCTAGTGTAACGAAGTTATCTTCATCGTTGTAATCAACCTTGGCTTCTTTGAGGATACCTTTGAATGCAGCTTCAACGATGTCCCCTAGTAGCATGTTCATTACAAATGTGGTCGGAAGTGGTAGGGCTTTCTCTGGCTCGTTTTTAGCGAACCAGAGTTGGCAAGTAGGTTTACCAATGTTAGACATACGTAAACGAAACTCGTCACGCCCTTTGCCACTACCGAACTGGCGGCGCATAGCATCCATTACATCCTTGCCAACTTGTTCAATAGTCTCTTCGGACATTGTTGACTTACCGGATGTAGCATCTTCTAGATACTGATTTATCGCCAGTTCAGCAGGATGATTCATTATGCAAAGTCCTCTTCGCTGATGTCAACGAATGCTTCCACCGTATCTACATCAACGTCTTCGTTCTTGTGCATGTTTTCATCCCATGTATTCAGAATGTATGTGTTGTAGTTCTGAATCCATGCCATGAAGTTACCGAATATTTCCTGTGTAGCATTGTCCATCTCCAATGTGCTACCAAGATCAAGGTCAGCGTTTGGTACATAGAAGCTGCTACCATTTGGTAGGGGTACTTCACGTGTTGTGCAGTTGATGTTGTGTTGAGGTGGTAACCTACGCATCTTGGTCAGCTTGACAAACTGTTCGCCCATAGTCTTGAAGGCATCACGGTTGTCTACTTCCCAGATGAATGGTGTCACTTCTACATCTACTGCATTGCCATCTGCATCTGTAGGGTTGATTAACTCTACAGTACCAAAGATTGCACGGACACGTTTGATAGACTTGATAAGGTCTTTCATGTTGTCAGGTAGTGCCGCCCAGTCTTTGATAAACCCAGCTGGTTTACCACAGTTGAACCCACCGTCATTGTCCTTCATGTCACCGTTAAGATCGGTAGCCATGACGGTCTTGACGAAGCGGTTAGCTGTGTTGTCGTTGCCCTTGATGAACTTCTTGTACATGAAACGCTGCAAGAATGGGCGGATGTTTGCACCCTCTGCATAATACGTAGGTCCATCAGGAATTTCTAGTTTGTATGTACCACCACCGATAACCTCTACGTTCTTCATCTTACCATTGACCTCTTGCTGGCCCATGATAGGTGTGTGGTGGATGCGCAACCGTGCAAGTGTGCTTGCTTTGCTGCTTACCTTTGGTGCTTCTGCCTCCATGCCCATAGCCTTTGCCATTGCAGAGAAGTTGTTGGTGTCGATTGTTGCTACTTCATTCATATTGTAGTCTCCTTTTGATAAAGCGAAAGTTAGTTATATCATGCTACGTCTTTTGTGTCAAGCCAATTAGGACCAATTTTTGCCTCAAGTAGAAGTGGTATGTTGAAATCAATACCCCACTTTCTATTGACGATTGGTATAAGCTTGTCATTCGCAGCTTGTATTACACGTAGTACCATGTCCTCTTCTTCTGGGTGTACGTCAATTACAATTGAGTCATGCACCGTGTTTACTACGCAGCTACGTAGCTTGTTTGCCGTTAGTAACTTATCAATGTATATCAGAGATATTGGTACTATGTCAGCAGTTGCAAACGATTGTACAGGATAATTTTTAATCTGTGTGAAATATGTCACACCCCCATACCGTCTACGTGTTACATCGGGAAAGGAGAACTCCCTACCTGATGGTGTTGTGATCATGCCAGTGTTGAGTGCCTCAGTAGCCAAGCTCTTGTGCCAGTTGGCAACACCTGCATACTTTGTCGTAAACTGTTTGTAGTATGCCGCTTCTGCCTCTGATCTACCGAAACCACTAGCCCCATACAAAGGAGCAAAGGTATGTGCCTTGGCCTCTTGCCGTGACATAGGTTGACCTGCATCCGAGATAACTTGTGCAGTATAACTGTGTACGTCGAAGCCTGTAACAACCTCGTCAATAGCTGTCCTGTCCTGTGATAGGAATGCAGCGACACGGAACTCAAGCTGTGCGAAGTCAGCTTCCATAATCTTGCCACCCTCCCAGCGAGACACGAACACTTTCTTGACGGGGAATGTACCGCCACGTGGCATGTTCTGCATGTTGGGGTCTGCACCCGATAGTCGGCCTGTACCTGTACGATGCTGTAACAAACGTACATGCAACAAACCATCTGGCTTCATGTGGTTGGAGATACCCTCAACAAAACTACTGAGGTATGTCTCAACGGCTGATAGCCTACGAACATTACGTAGGAATGTCTCTGCATCTTTCATACCACGTGAACGTGCAATACCTTCCAAGAATATTAGGTTGTCCTTTCCTGTACCAAATCCGTTAGCACTAACCCACTTAGAGTTAGGTGGTGTAAACTTTAGGCCAGCAATGTTATTACCCATATCACTAAAGATATATCCAACAGAGTTACAATTGCTGCATTTATTTGGTCTAGCATATAATGTCCCATCCTTCTTTTGTTTACGTATCTGTCCACTACCGTTGCATGTGTTGCACTGGTGTGCTTTCTGTTTGTATAACTTGTCACTGTGTCTGTTGACTGTGCGTTTGTATTCTGCATCAGGCATACGTTCATCGAACAAGTCAGCCCATACTTTCTTGTCGTGTGGCTTACGGCTGTAGATCACCCAAGACAATTGCTCTGGGCTGTTGAGGTTGATAGGTCTGTCACCCATCAAGTCAGCTGCCTGTTCCTCTAGTGCAATCTTGAGTAGGTTGCGTTCACTCTCGAACTCCTGACGCACTTTGTCTAGTGCAGCTAGGTCAACCTTGAAGCCACGTTGGTATATACGTGCAAGGTGTACAGCCAACTGGTTGGTCAACTCTAGGGTTGGCACTAAGGAGGTGCATCCCTCGTACTTGGTCTGCAAAGTAATATACAACTGTTGAGTTGCATGTAGATCGTGTGACAAATATTCCGATAATTCATCATGAGGAATATCACGTGTGGAATATCCATTCTTAAAGTACTCCTTCAATGTGTCTTGCTTTTGTGTGTCAAGAGCATAGCGTTCTGCACAAGCCTCAAGGGACAGAGGTTGTTTCTGTCCACGTTGTAGTACGTACTCGCCAAGCATGGTGTCGTATACGTTACCATCATAGGTAAAACCTGACTCCCATAACCACAACAGATCGTGTGGTGCGTTGTGTGCTATAAGCAAAGACGTATTGTCTAGTGCGTCTTGTACAATGCGGTGACCATTGGGGGTAGGTGCATGGTCTGCATGATCAAATGTGACAATGGTTTCTACACCGTTGTCTTCTAACATACCTACCATCACCAACGTATTCTCTGGCTCAAACGGATCAAGGTGTAACTTGCCATTGCGTTTGACCGTTGTGTTTTCTACGTCAAGTGTTAGGTGTCTCATATATTCTCCTGCTGTTAGGACCAAACGTCCCATTCATCCGTTAGTAATGTATCATTTTTGTACACCCTGTCAAGTGCATCTTCAAACTCTTTATCATTTGCGTATCTTTTCATGGCTTCAACTGCCTCAGTTACACTAAGGTTGTTTTCGATCATTGCGTTGTACAATTTAATTTCTGATGCCTGTGTTGCAGTACTCATTGTATGGTTACTCCTTTCCCTGTAGATGTATCAATCTTTCCAAGTACCATTGTGCTTTCAACAAGTCTTCCTGTTTATTCTTGTAACGCCAGCGGTGCAAATACTTAGCGATGTTTCCACGTAAGTATCCTATGTACTCCTCTGTAGTTAGGAAGTCTTCAATGTAATTTATACATTCTATCTTACCTCTGCCGTAGTGTGGCGGGTTGTTTACATTATCCGGTGTATGTTCTGACAATACTTTCTCCTTAAAGTCTTCATTCTCTTTCACAAGTCTCTTCCATTCGCTGCTAATCATTCTTCCTCCAGACAGAAGCCACACCATGTGCCTCTACTAGCATTACCACAACTGACACACTTGCGCCACTTGTTCTTTTCATCACGATCAAGGGATGCCTTACGTTCTTCTTCAGTCATGGGTCTTATCATTGTCTGTCTCCCAGTATAGACCTGTCTTAATCAGCG